ATCTCGCTCCGCGTTGTCCGTCAGTATGACATCAACAACGACCGACTGCCCTGCCGTATTGACGTTCTGTATGGCTACAGCGTCATTCGTCCGCAGATGGCGGTTCGCCTTTGGGGCTAACAGAGGGGGCTTCGGCCCCTTCTTCCTCTCAAATTAAGGAGCATTAGATCATGGCTATCACTACTCAGGGCGCTTCCTACCCGCTTGAATCGTTTGGCCCTACGCCGCCGATTTCTCAGGGCACGGGCGGCTATCAGTTCTCGGCGGGCGTTCGCGGCGAGCCGCTTATGCGCGCTCAGGCTGCGTCTGCCGATCTGACCGGCGCGACGGTTACGATCACGGCGGCTAATTTGTCGACCGGCATCGTTACGATTGATTCCGGCGGCACGGACGCCGGCACCTACACGTTCCCGACGGGCGCGCTTATTGACGCGGCTTTCCCAAGCGTTGCGGTCAACACGGCGTTCGACGTTAGCTTCATCAATATCGGCGACAACGCCGCTAATGATGTGACGTTCGGCGCTGGTTCTGGCAACACTATCGTTGGCAGCGCGGTTCTGATCGACGGCGCGACGACGACCAACCCGTCTTCGGCTATCTTCCGTTTCCGCAAGACGGGCACGGCGGCTTACACGATCTACCGCATCGCTTAACACTAGGAGAAGGCAATGCCTAACACTAAACCTGTCGGTGTTGCCTTCTCTGATCCCGAACTCGTGGCTGGCACAACCATCACGGGCGCGACGATCAGTGGAGGCTCCATCTCTGGCGCGACTTCGGTTAGCGCTGCTAATGTTACGACGACCGGCGGTTTCTATCTGCCGACGGCTACTGTTGCGGCTGCGGGTTCTACGCAGGCCAACGCAGCGGCTGTTTCGGACGGCTTTACGCTTGTCTCCGGCGCAGACGCCACTAAAGGTGTCGTTCTTCCGGCGGCTGTCGCGGGGCGCACGATCATCCTCAAGAACAACGCTAACGCTGTTCTGAAGGTTTGGCCGGCTTCTGGCGACGCCATCAACGCTATTGCGGCTGATTCCAACTATGTCCTCGCGGCTTATACGTCCTCGCTTCTGGTGGCGTATGACTCGACGACTTGGTATTCGGTCCCGCTTCTGGCGTCCTAATTAAATCCTACGGGCGGGCTACGGCCCGCCTGGCCCTTTCCATAGGTGTAAAATGGCCCTGATTTATTTGCGTCATGAGATTCATGGCGTTAAGATCGCTACGCTAGAATTAGAAGCCGAAGCCGACGAAGAGAACGGCTGGGAAAGGTTCGATCCAAATGACGACAGCGTACGATCAGATCAACGGGGCGCTGAGACTTCTGGGCGTCCTCGCAGAAGGCGAAACGCCCTCAGCGGAGACGGCGCAGGACGCGCTGATGGCGCTGAACCAGATGATCGACTCGTGGAACACGGAACGTCTGGCGGTCTTTTCGACTCAGGATCAAGTATTTCTATGGCCGCCCGGCGAACTTAACCGGACGCTTGGCCCGACTGGTGATTTTGTTGGTAATCGACCTGTCCTGCTGGACGACGCAACTTATTTTCGCGATCCGCAGACCAATGTGTCTTACGGCATAAAATTCATCAACCAGCAGCAGTATGACGGAATCGCCGTCAAAACTGTCACGTCGACCTATCCGCAGGTCATATTCGTCAACAATACGTTCCCTGACATTGATATGTTTGTCTACCCCAAGCCGCTGCGCGAGCTTGAATGGCATTTCATTTCGGTCGAGGAACTGACGCGCCCCGCCGCGCTGGCGACACAGTTGACGTTTCCGCCGGGTTATCTGCGTGCTTTCCGCTATAATCTGGCATGTGAAATGGCCCCTGAATTTGGCGTCGAGCCGTCCGCACAGGTGCAGCGCATCGCTATGTATAGCAAGCGCAATCTGAAGCGCATCAATAATCCTGACGACATCATGGCGCTGCCTTACAGCATCGTCGGCACGCGTCAGCGCTATAATATCTACGCCGGAAACTACTAATGAAGACGCCGATTCTTGGCTCGTCTTATGTCTTGCGTAGCCCAAATGCGGCGGATAGCCGCATGGTTAACCTATATCCTGAGATCGTGCCGGAAGGCGGCAAAGAGGCCGCATGGCTTCAGCGCGCGCCGGGCTTGCGCCAGCTCGCCGTGTTTCCGACCGGCCCCGTGCGCGGCCTTTGGCAGTACGGCGATTATGGCTACGCGGTCGCCGGCACAAAACTATACCGCGTCGACACGGATTGGACGTATCACGAGCTTGGCACCGTCGCCGGCGCTGGCCCGGTCAATATGGTCGACAACGGCACGCAGCTATTCATAGCGGCCGGCGCTAACGGTTACATTTATAACGACACAGACGTAACGCTAAGCTGCGACACGACTAACGGCGACGCCACGGTCACGACGGCCGACACATCGCTGATTTGGGTCGGGCTTCCTGTCACGGGTTCTGGCATACCCAGCGGCACAACGGTTCTTAGCATTACGGACGGCACGACGTTTGAACTGTCTGCTAACGCCACGGCCACAGCGACGGTTGACCTGACATTTTCACCACTGTTTAGTGAAATTACTGACCCGGACTTTCCTGGCGCTATCGGCGTTGGTTTTATCGACGGCTATTTTGTCTTTAACGAGCCCAACAGCCAACGTTTTTGGGTCACAGAAGCTTACAACGGTCTGAGCATCGACGCGCTTGCATTCGCCAGCGCTGAAGGCTCGCCCGACGATCTTGTCACGTTGATCGTCGATCACCGTGAAATTTGGCTGTTTGGCGTTAACACGGTCGAAGTCTGGTATGATGCCGGAACACCTGATTTTCCGCTGGCGCGTATCCAAGGCGCATTCAACGAAATTGGCTGTCTTGCCGCCTATTCGGTCGCCAAGCTGGATAACGGCCTGTTCTGGCTGGGCCGCGACGCTCGCGGCAATGGTATCGTTTATCGTTCTAAAGGCTATTCCGGCGAGCGCATATCGACGCACGCTGTCGAATGGCAGATCCAGCAATATTCAACGCTTAACGACGCTGTGGCCTATACTTATCAGCAAGACGGCCATAGCTTCTATGTGCTGAACTTTCCGACCGCCAATACGACGTGGGTTTACGACGTGGCGACGGGCGTTTGGCATGAGCGCGCTGGCTGGGAAAACAACGAGTTTACGCGTCATCGTGGCAACTGCCAGATGAACTATAACAATGAGATCGTCATTGGCGATTATGTCGGCGGCGGCCTTTTTGCTTACGACTCAACGGTCTATACAGAAGCCGGGTCAATTCAAAAATGGCTGCGCTCTTGGCGCGCGTTGCCGACTGGCCAGAATAATCTAAAGCGCACGACGCAGCATAGTTTGCAACTAGATTGCGAAACGGGCGTTGGCCTCACTGGCGACGATTATCAGTATCTTGAGTTTCGAAACCTTGCGACCGAAAATAACGATTATCTCATAACTGAGAACGGCGATTATATCGTCACGCAAGCGGCTGTGCTGGCCCCTGGCGTTAATCCGCAAGTCATGCTGCGCTGGTCAGACGATGGCGGGCATACTTGGTCAAATGAGCATTGGAAGTCGATGGGCCGCGTTGGGCAGTATGGCTACCGAACGATCTGGCGGCGTCTTGGCATGACGCTCAAAATCCGCGACCGCGTGTATGAGGTGTCAGGCACTGATCCGGTCAAGATCGCCATTATGGGCGCTGAACTCATAATGGACCCGACCAATGCCTGATAATAATACGCTCATTCCGGCAGCGCGCGTCCCAATCTGGGACAAGATAACGGATTATGTGACCCGCGAATGGTATCGCTGGTTCTACAACATTTATGTCTCGGTCGAGAACGGTCGTCGTTACGGCTCGTATTATGACACGACCACGCAGTCTATCGCCGTCATTAACACGGCGTATCCGATTATTCTTAATAGTGTCGCCAATAAAATTAATGACGGCCCTATGCAATATGGGGTCTATGTCGATCCAACATATACATCGCGGGTATATGTAGACATATCCGCCAATTATAACATTCAATTCTCGCTTCAGCTTTACAGCACCAATGCTTCGGCAAAAACCGTGGCTATTTGGCTGCGCGTCAACGGCGTCGATGTCGCTGACTCGGCCACAGATTTCACGCTAAAAGACAACAATACGGCGGCTGTCGCCGCGTGGAATTTTGTGGTAAACCTGACCGCAGGCAGTTATTTTGAACTTATGTGGGCGGCGGATAGTACGGCTGTTCAAATTAAGTCACTTGCGGCAAACGCATATCGCCCGGCTATTCCGAGCGTAATCTTGACCGTTACCAGTCTTGTAGGTGGATAAATGGCCGTTATCACTCCAATCCCTAAAACGCAATTTATCGGAGCTGACGGCATTCCGTTGGTTGGCGGTAAGGTCTACACTTACCAAGCTGGCACAACCACCCCGCAGGTCACATATACTGACTCGACGGGTTCGGAAGCCAACACCAATCCGATCATTCTCGACTCTCGCGGTGAGGCCAATATTTGGCTTGGCGAGGCGACCTATAAGTTCAAGCTGACCGACGCTAATGACGTTGAACAGTGGACGGTTGATTATATCTCCGCGCCGACGACGGCTGTGTCGCCCGTTCTGACGGGTAACGTCACGATCTCAACTGACTCGTCCGGCCCGGCGCTCAAGGTTACGCAGACCGGCACCGGCGATGTCATGCGCGTGCAGGACAGTGTCGACCCTGACTTGACGCCATTTGTCATTAACTCTGCCGGTCTTGTTGGCCTCGGCACGGTCGCGCCAGCCGAAGCGCTCGACATTGACAATGACGGAAAAATTCAATTTTCCGCTAACGGCACGCCGCGCACGGTCATCTCGGCCGACGCAACCAACTCGACCTTTGACGTTCGTGATAACCGCAACTTTGTTGTCAGGACGAACGGCGGCAACCGCTTTACTGTCGCCGGTTCGGGCGCGGTTACGTTCTCTGGTGCGGTTACGTTCTCTGGCGGCGTCGCCGTTACGGGCAACAGCACCGTTACCGGCACGTTAGGCGTAAGCGGCGCGCTTACAGTCAGCTCGGGCGGCGCAGCTATTACTGGCAACAGCACTGTCACCGGCACGTTAGGTGTAAGTAATGCGCTTACAGTCTCGGCTGGCGGCGCAACGATTACAGGCAACAGCGCTGTCACGGGCACGCTCACGTCGTCGGGCGCTTTGACCGTATCTTCGGGCGGCGCGGCTATTTCGGGTAACAGCTCGGTCACGGGCACTTTCGGCGTTAGCGCCGCGACGACACTTTCTTCTACTCTTGGCGTGACCGGCGCGGCTACGTTTTCGTCGACGATGTCTGTTACTGACAACGTGACGGCCGCCACGGCTCCGACGCTTGGAAGCCATCTTACGAATAAAACTTATGTCGACGGCCAGACAGCTCTGAAGCTGAACCTGTCCGGCGGCACGATGACTGGCAATCTTGCCATCATCAACAGCACCACGGAAATGACGCTGACGCTTGGCTCGTCTGGCGGCTATTTTTATGGTAACGCGACGACGGCCGGATTTAAAAATAGCGGCGGCACGGCGCGTGTCTCTTGGAATATTTCATCTGGCGACTTTACGGCGGCAGGCAACGTCACGGCGTATTCTGATGCGCGGCTGAAAACAAACGTCAAGACGATTGAAAATGCGCTCGCGCTTACGAATCAGATGCGCGGCGTTTTTTATGATCGTATCGACACGGGCGTCGCCAGCGTCGGCGTGATTGCACAGGAAATGCAGGCTGTTCTTCCGCAGGTCGTTGTGCCGCATGAAGACAAGCTGACGGTTGCGTATGGCAACATTGTCGGCGTTTTAATCGAAGCCGTCAAAGAGCTGACCAAACGCGTCGAAGAGTTGGAGAGTAAATAATGGCTCTTCCGCCCAGTGGAACCATATCTATAAATGACGTGAACACTGAGTTTGCGCTTGGGCAGAATATGAACGCCTATCGCGGACAGCTTTACGGCACGACGAGCGGGACGGCTGGCGTATTTTCGTCAGGAACTATCAATCTGTCGGATTTTTACAGCACGCAAAAAGTAGTCGCAGGCGGTCCTACCAGTCTTTCTTCGGGTAGCTATACGGTTCCACCGTATAGGACGATCACCTTTACGGCTGTCGGCGGCAGCGGTGGCGCAACGGGCGCTAATGGCGTTTACTCCGGCGGCCCTTTTAATGGCACGCCTATTGCTGGTTTGGCCGGTGGTTCTGGCGGCGCTTCATCAGTGGGCACTTATGTGACCGCTGCGGGCGGCGGCCCCGGCGCGGCCGGTTCATCAGCTTCATCAGGCGCGTTGACTAATCCGGTTTTAGGCGGCACAGGGCCAACATCCGGCAACACGGTCACCGTTACAGTCGGCGCTGGCGGCACAGGTGGTCGCGGCGGCGAGATCAATGTCTGGAACGGAACAGTCTATGTTTTTACCGGCTATGCCGCATCCGGCGCAAATGGCGCGGCAGGTTCTGTCACCGTATCATGGACAGCGTAATGACGGTGCTATATCATCATTTTGCGTGAGACACAGAGGTTAGATTATGGACCCGTTTACAATGGCTCTCCTTGGCAGCACGGCGACGGGTCTTGGCTCGGCGTTTCTAGGCTCCCGTGCTTCTAGCCAAGCCTCTCAGGCTCAGTCTCAAGCGGCCATGATGTCTGCGCTTATTCAGGCGCAGCAGGCCGAACAGGCCCGTCAGGATATTCTTCGCGGTCAGGGCCAAGCAGCGCAGGCGATCACGGGCGCGCAAGGCCCGACGCTGGAATCATTGCGCACGTCGTCGCAGCAGGCGCAGGATCTTCTGCGTGGCGGCACGGCTGCCGCTTCTGCCGAACTTCAGGCTGCGCGTCAGGCTTCTATTGATCCGTTGCTTCAGGCACAGATTGCTCAGCAGCAAGCGCTTTACGGCGGCGCTGGCGGCCAGATCGGCGCGCTGACGGGCGGCGCGCAGCAGGGCGCGCAGGCGATCCAGCGGGGCACGCGTCAGGGTGTCGGCGCTCTTGGCGGCGCGTATGGCGCGCAGGCCGGCTATCAGCAGCCGTATGTGTCGACAGGCGCTGGCGCGCAGAATCAGCTTGCGGCGCTTTATGGTGTTGGCGGCGATCCTAACGCGCCGGGTTACGGCTCGTTTATGCAGCAGCCGACGCTTGCACAGTTGGAAGTGGACCCAGGCTATGCCTTCCGGTTTGGCGAAGGCCAGCGGGCTATGCAGGCGGCGTCTGGCGCGTCTGGTATGCGTGGGTCTGGCGCGGCTTTGAAAGCCGCAACGCGTTATGGTCAGGAAGCCGGAAGCCAAGAATACGCCAACGCGTATAACCGCTTCATGGCTAATCGTCAGGCGGCGGCGGCCGGGCTTCAGGGTCTGGCTGGCGCTGGTCAGGGCGCAGCTAACGTCATGTCGCAGGCGGCCGGCAATCTCGGCACGGGCATGGCGGGGCTTTACGGCGCGCAGGGCACCAATCTGGCTAACATCGCCGGTCAGCAAGGTCAGAACGTCGCTAACGTCTATGGCGCGCTTGCGCCGAACTTGGCCAATATATACGGCACGACCGGCCAGAACGTCAGCAACATACAGTCCGCCACAGGCCAGAACCTCGCGAACCTTCAGGCGCAGCAAGGCACCAATCTGGCGGCTAACGTGCTGGGCACTGGCCAGAACATCGCCAATGTTTACTCTGGCACCGGCACCAATCTGGCGAATATCTACACGGGCACCGCTCCGCAGCTCGCCAACATTTCGCTTGGCACCGGACAGGCGCTTGGCACCGGGCTGGAGAACGCCGCGCAGGCGCGTGCGTCTGGCTACATGGGCGGCGCGACTGCTCTTGGTCAGGCGCTCCAGTCGCCCATGCAGAACTACATGGCGTATAGCATGATGGATCGGTTTTCGCCGCAGAATGCAGGGCCGACTGGCACTTATTCATTTGGCGGACAGCAAGTCCCGTATTTTGGCCGTCCAGGTTAAGGATTGATCTATGCCCGTCCGGTATGACATAGCCGCGCAAGTCCCGCAGTATGGCGGCGGCTTCGACCCCATGAATATGTTTGCGCAGATGCAGACGATGGATTATCGCCAGCGTCAAAATGCGCTCGCAGAAATGCAAATGGCTGAATACGCGCGTAAGTTGCAAGCTATGCAGCAGCTTCGCGGTATATCTCCTAATTTCGAAGACCCGCGTTTTGCGCAGCAAACTTGGCAGTATGACCCCGAAACTGCCATGCAGGTTCAAAATGTCATAAGACAGGGTGCAGCGCAAAGAGCCACCGAAGAGGCGCAACGCGCGGCGGCCGGTTATCATACCGGGATGTTGGGCCTCGCTCGGCAAAAACAACAGTTAGAGACGCCTGAAATTATGGCTAAAGGCCGTAAAGAAACGGCGGCGGCAACCGGCGAAGATATTAAAGCCGCACAGCGTCTTGTTGCGCCGGCGTTTATGGCCCGTGACCCGGAAACTTTTGCCGCGCGGTATGCTCAGGTTTACCCGGATCTTCCTGCTAGTGTGCAAAAGCGTCTTGGCGCGCGGCCGGAAATGCAGGACATTGAAGCGTTCTTGTCAACGCCGGAAGAGATTTTACAGGCTCGCAAGCCTATTTCTGGCGTAAAAGCCGGCGAAACGATTGTGACGCCGACTGGTCGTCCAGGCGAGCCAGCTATTGCGGTTGAGCCAGAGTATCGCGCGCCAAACGCAATGGTGACGAATCAGCCGGGTATGAACAATCTGGCGCAACAGGGCCGGATGCCGCCTATCGCTGCGGACGTTAACGCGCCGGTCGATCCGATTGTCGCTAGAGCGCTTCGCAAACAGGCGACGCTTCAGCAGTTGCCGCCTGGCCCGGCGCGCGAGACGGCTGGCGCGCGTATGGACCTGCGCGATACGCTTGACGAGGTTACTTCTGGTCTTGGCGCATTGCGCGACGCTGGTGGTATTCCGCAAGCTGGCGCGTCTACTGCGGCGAATTGGAAAGCCGCGTTTCGTAAAAGTCCGACAGGTCAGGCGCTTGGTGGGCTTAGCGACAGCGAAGTTAATGCGCAGCTTGCGGCGCTTCGCACCACGTCGGCGGTTCTCAAGGCTCAGCTCCGTAAAGGTCTTGAGATGGGTATTACCCAGATGGATGCGGTTAAGGAAGCCGAAAAACTGGATGCTGCATTCCTTAACCCAGACAAGATCAAAGGTCTTAGCGAAGGCTACGCGTCTGTCGAAGCGCTGCGCAGATTGTTGGGCGGCGGTGAAACTGCTAAACCGGCGGCACGCGGTAAAGCTGGCGAAGAGTCTAAACCGACAGGCGGCATTGTTGACTGGGGGAGTCTTAAATAATGGACGTTAGGCTTCCTGATGGAACAGTCATCAATAATGTGCCGGAAGGCACTACTAAAGCGCAGCTTTTAACTAAGCTGAAGGCTAACGGTTATGATGTCAGTTCGCTTGAAGCTAAACAACCCGAAGTCACTGGCGAAGTCGGGTTTTTAAGCTCACCTGAAGGGGTCGGCGGCACAAGAATAGGGCGGCTTCCTAAGGGCGGGTTTGGTGAAACTGCAACCGGCAAAACGCTTGGCTATCTTGGCGAAACAATTGAGAACATACCTGAAAGCGCCATCGGCATGGGCGCTAGAGGATATGACATTGCGCAAGGTCTTATCGGCTTAGCGACGCCAGAAGGCCGCGCTGCTGCTGGCGAAGCTATCCAAGGCATTCCGCAGGCTGTCCATAAAGAAATTATGGGTGCGGTCGTGAGTCCGCTAGAAACAGCCGGCAGAATAAAAGAGTCGTTCAGAACTGATCCGCTTGGCACGATGGCGGGTGTCTCTGCGCTTACGGGCGGCATCGGCGCTTTAGCGCGTCCCGGTAATATGTTTGCTCGTATTTCCCAGGCTACTAATCCGCTTGCAATTCCTGAAATGGCGGCGCGCGGCGTCACTGGCGGCTATGAGCGCTTTGTGTCGCCCATCGTTTCTCAGGCTGGCGCTGAACGCGCGGCAGGATCAAAGCTATACGAAACAGCATTTGACCCGGCAGCGGCAGCGCAAGCCATGCGGCAGGAGCCGCCAAGCATTATTGGTCAAGTTGGCGCGGCGCAAAGATTAGCCGAAGCCAGACAACTTGAACCAGGACTTGCTACGCTTCAGGCCGATCTTATGACCGGCGAAACGGCGATAGGGCGTGAATCAATCTTGACTGAACAGCGCCGCCTTTCGGCGCTTCAGCAACAGCTTCATGCTATTGACCAAGATATTCTTCAGCGTGGCCAAGCGATGTCGCCGCAAGAAGCGGCGTCTGTCTCTCGCATTCGCAACGACATCACGCAGTCTATAGCGGCGGGTGAACAACGTATTCAGCAAGGACTGAGCCAGACTGGCGCGCAAATTCCGGCGACTAATCCGCTCACCTCTGGCGAAGCCGTGGCAGCGCGTACTCAGCAGATCCGCGACGCATTCCGCGAAGAAAGAATATCGCCGGCTTACGAGGCCGCTTTTCGGTCAGCCGGTAATCAACGCATTCCGGTAGATAATGTCATCGCTGACGCCGAACGTATTATAGGCGCGCGGCTCGCGGATGTGCCGCTCGGCGTGGCCAATCGTACTGTTGCAGATCTTAGAGAATTGCAAAATGGCGCGACGTTGCGCCAGCTTGACCGCGTCCGTAAGTCTGTAAACAAAGACATCGCGGCGGCGCAGTCCGCTGGGCGGCCATTGGGCGATCTTATGGATCTCCACAATTCTATTGATGAGGCTGTTCGCGCCAGTGACTTACCGATGCGGGCGCAGCTTCAATATTCTAACGCGCTTAATCTTTATCGTAGCGAGTTTGTCCCTCGGTTTAAGACCGGCGTTGTGTCGGATATTCTTCGCACAACCAAAAAGAACCAGTCCGGCATTCTGTCTAGCAAAACTGTCGGCCGATTTTTAGCCGACGAAGACGCTGCTGCGCAGTTTGCGACGACATTTGGGAATGACGCCGTAGCGCGTCGGGCTATGGAAGCTGGTATTCAGGATATGGCGCGGGTCAAGGCCGTTGATCCCATCACACATGCTGTTGATCCAGATAAAATAACTTCGTTTATCGCGGATAATCAGTCTAAGTTTGACCTTATGGGCATAGACGCCGAACAGATCCTTGGTCCTGTTCGTCGTGAGGCTCAAACGCTTCTTGAAGGCCGCCGCGAACTTGAGCGCGATGCATCGTTCTTCCGCACGGATCGTGGCGAAGCTTTGCGCACAGGCGCGGAATATGCTGACGCGCTATTGAAAAATCCGGCCGCTATGGATGTTGGCTTACGCCGGCTTTCGCCGGCCGGCCGCACGGCGCTTACTAAAGAGATTACAGATCGTGCAATCCGCGGGATCAATACGCGTTCGCCTGATAAAGCACTAAACTATTTGGACAAGAACAAAGGCACTATTCGCATGGTGCTAGATAAGTCCGGTTTTGATCGTCTTCAGAACTTGGCCAAGAATCAGCAAGCGCTGCTTGACGTTGAAAAGCGTGCGGTTAAGCCTACGGTTCAATTAGACGTTGATCTGTCTAATGTGCCGCCGGAAGTAATGACCGATTTCAATATGGTGGCGCGTGAACTTCAGCGCGTTAAAGCGGCGGAAGAAATGTCCGGTCTGCGCCCGGCGCAAAAGATTGGCGAAATTGGAAAGGAAGACATTAAAACGGCCAAGGCGCTTAAACCTGATTTTATCGACAGCCGTTTGTCGATCATGGAGAAGATACTTGATTTTGCGGGTAAATATATAAACCGCAAAACCACGGCCGTGCTGGCGGACGCGTTAATCCGTAACCCTGAAAAGGCCGCTGATCTTATTGAGCGTGAAGCGGCTAGACGCGCAAAAGTTGCGACGCCTGCGCCTGAATCGCGCCGTCGCACGCTGGGCCGCGCGGCCATAACGGGCGGTCTTGCCGCGCAGAACAATATGTCACCCGAAAACCGCAACGCGATGGCGAGATGATTATGGTCGAGTATCAAGTCCTTTTTGACGTAGCTATTGGCGTGATCGGCGTGCTGGGCGGTTGGACGCTTAATACGGTTTGGGCGGCTGTGAAGGATCTCCAAGAGGCCGACAAAGAGTTGGCGGAAAAGGTCGGCCAGATTGAAGTGCTGGTTGCCGGCCGCTATATAACGCGCGAAGAGTTTAACCTGACGCTTAACCAAGTATTTGAACGTCTTGATAAAATTCGTGACATGCTCAGCACAAAGGCTGACCGATGAAAGAAAATTATGATGCCTGCTTAAAGGCGACGTTGCGCTACGAAGGTGGCAAAGTCGACGATCCGCGTGATCCTGGCGGCCGGACTGCTTACGGCGTCACGCAGAAAACTTACAATGCTTGGCGCGTTAAGCACGGGCTGTCGCAGAAAGACGTGTTTCAGATCGCCGATTCGGAAGTCGCGGCAATTTATCGCCAAGAGTATTGGGACAAGATTCGCGGCGATGATCTGCCGGACGGGCTTGACTTTGCCGTGTTCGACTTCGCCGTCAACAGCGGCGTCAGCCGCGCGGCAAAGTATCTTCAGTCTATGGTCGGCGTCACGCAAGACGGTGTGATCGGGCCAAAGACTATCGCCGCCGCTAAAGCCTATCTTGGCAACCGTCTGACAGATATGCGGCTGGGCTTTCTAAAAGGATTGCCGACATGGGGCACATTTGGGCGTGGTTGGTCAAACCGCATAAACGACGTTTATTCTGTTGTGCGGGACTTGTGCTCGCGCTGACGGGTTGCGCCGACCTAAAGTATTACGAATGTATCGTGCGCGATAGCACGTCGCGGCCATGTAACTAAAGGAGGCTAAAATGTTAGTTAACTGGATGACCACAATCCCCGGCATTCTGACGCTGTTGTCCGTGCTGTTCCACGCCTGGCAGACCAAAGATGTGAACTGGTCGGATCTTCAGAACGCGCTTGTCGCGCTAGGTCTTGTAGCGGCTAAAGACTGGAACGTGACCGGCGGCAGCAAGCCGAATGATTGAAAGGGTCAGGTCGCAGCGCCAAAGACTGTTGACGAAACTGCCGCTGATCTTGATGCTGGCAAGTTTTAGCGGTTGTCAATCGACCAGCAGGTGTCCCCCGCTGGTCGACTATTCAGCCGAACTCCAAACCAAAGCGGCCAAAGAATTACGCGCTCTCCCCAATGACAGCGCTGTCGCTCGACTTGTCGTCGATTACGGTCAACTTCGCCGCACGTGCCGCCTTTAGATCTTTTTTGGCTTTATAAACAGCTTCTGATCTTGCGGTATTTGACAACACATAGTCCTCTGCAAACGTCGCAGCGAACAGCTCATAATTCACCGCGTCGACATGACTATCCATGTGAGTTGGTGTGTTAAATGCGCGCGCGTTCTTAACGCAGGCCAGAATAATCGCAATCTCGTAGGGGTGGAGATTACGCCCCAGACGCAACGTGGCCAGATCGGCCGCAAGCTGGAAATTGTTCTCGATGCCGCCGTATCCCTGACCGCGCTGGTCAATGATTTGCGCAGCTTCATACAGTAGTTCTTGAGGATTCATTTATCATCTCCATGATGGCCGCCCTTTCTCTTAACATGCGCAGCACAGTGTAACGCTGATGCAAGCGCACAAGGATGGTCGACCTGCGGGCGTGCTTGGTCTCATCCTCCAGCAAGTCTAAGACTTCCTGTTCCGTTAGATCGGCCAGCCGATCATTAAGCTCTTTCCATGTTAGACAGCTCGGCAAGGGCCAACTCCGCTAAAGACTTTTTGTCGTGTAACGCATCGTATATGCGTTCGTCAATAGTTTTATTACACATGATGACGTAGCACCACACGTCGCGCGTCTGTCCGCTGCGGTGCAAACGACCAATGGTCTGTTCGAACAGCTCCAGCGACCACGGCAGCGATAAGAAGACGATCTTGTTACCGCCAAACTGTAAATTAAGTCCGTGACCGGCGCTTTTGGGATGGATCGCCAACAGTTCAATCTTGCCGGCGTTCCAGCGCTCAACGGCGTCAGGCGCGTCGATTGTAGTAACATTAAACGCGCGTTGCAGCTCGGCTAGTTCTTCTTTGTAATTGTAGACGATGATGGTGTTGTCGCGTTGGTTTTCGTCGAGGATGTCTCGGAGAGATTCAAACTTTTGGCGTCCAAACCACTTAGCAACGCCTTGGCTATCATAAGCGAAGCCGGAGGTAAGCTGCTGAAGTTTGTTTGTGACAGCAGCCGCTGTCGGAGCCGTGATCTCTTCATGCACATATTCCTTCTTCATGTTTTCATAGGGTTCGCGGTCGTCGAGATCGCATCGGATCTGCACGACATGCAGCTCAGGCAACTTGTCTTTGTATTCGCCAGGCTCCAGCACATAGGTCGCCGGCTTGATCGCCTCCATAACCTTCGGCAGCGCTTGCGGCAGCGGCTCCCACTGGCCGTAATCGCGGTTCACGCAGCAGAAATACTGTTGTAAAAACGCGCCCTTGCTGCGACCTAGCAGCGTCTGATCGACGACCTTGCACTGGCCGAACACGTCTTCTAGGCCGTTCGACGTAAATGATCCGGTCAACCCCCATCGAATCTTGAACTGATCGAGGATCTTGAGCAGGAACTTAAAGCGCTTGCGGGACGGGTCTTTTAGCCGCGTTAACTCGTCAAATACAATGCCGTCAAAGTCTTTAGGGTCAATCGTCGGAATATTGTCGTAGTTGGTGACGACTATATCAACGTCTGCTGCGAACGCTTTCTTGCGTTGTGCTGGCATGCCAACCGCGACGGCCATGCTCATGTGTTCAGCCCACTTTGGCTTTTCCACAGGCCACACATCGGTGCAAACGCGCTTCGGCGCTAACACAAGCCAACGGTCGCAATGACCTTTAGCTGTCATGTCGGCCATCGCCGTCAATGTAATCGCTGTCTTGCCCGCGCCGACTGGCGCAAGGATCATGGCCCGATCACGACTGAAGAGAAAATCGGCTGCATCGTGCTGGTATGGTCTAAGATCCATTGGTCGGCTTCTTCCTTTGACCAAATACAGGTATAGCTTTGCCCTAGCGTCAGCATCTCAATAGCGAATTTACGCTGTAGTGGACTGAGTTTGCCGCCGGGGCGCTTTAGTTCTACGAAGTGCGTTGTGCCGTCAGGAAGACAGACAACACGATCAGCGACGCCGCGATTAGACGGCGACACGAACTTGTAAGCGCGACCGCCAACCTGAGCGACGCGGTGCGTGAAATAGCGCTCAATATCACGCTCCAATTCAGCCATGGTTGGCGAACTCCCCATGGTATTTATCGCGGTATTCTGACGCAACAAAAGCAGCCAATTCAATATCTTCAAACGTGCCAATATGCGTAAGCACGCCAGCTATCCTCATCCTGACTTGCCATTTATTGCGGTGTTTTGTTACGTTTTTTAGTTTCGTAACGCTATCTACGCGCAGTCTTGCGTTTAATTGATTTTGTGCGCGCGTTGCCGCGCGTAAATTTTCAACCCTATTATTCTGTTTGTTGCCATCTACGTGATCGACAAATTCAGGTGCGTATCCATGGTGCATGAGGTATATGATTCTATGCGCAAGCATAGATCTGCGGCTAAATCCGACGCGCACATAGCCTTGTTTAGTGACCCACCCAGCGCGTTTGCCGGTATTTTTATGACATAAAACGCCATCAGCATAACTAAATAATTCAATAGCTTGTAATTGCGTCAGCATATTTTTATCCTCCGCGTCAAAAAATGTCTAGCACGCGGCACGAATCAATGCTAGAAGATTTTTTATCGAAAGGTAATGTTCACTATGAGTAGTCACTCAAATATCGTCGGCGGCTCGTCCGCCAAGCGTCTCATTAAATGCCCTGGCTCTCGTAAGTTAGTGGCGGAACTACCTCCTAAACCGACAAGCAGCTACGCGGAAGAAGGTTCGCGTCTGCACGACGCCATGCACATGATCTTGTCGCATGGCGCGAAGGTCGACGACTACACGGATAATGAGAAGATTATCCTAGCGCTTGACGCGCTGAATGAAATCGACCCTAATAATGAGTTGGAGTTTGCTACAGAGGTGAACGTTCACTTTGGAGGCTTCCTTGCCGGAGTTTTTGGTAGTTGCGATCTCGCTGGCCGCATACGCAATCGCGCGATACTGCTAGACTGGAAGTTTGGCGACGGTGTTGCTGTCGACGCGGAAGAAAACGAACAGCTTATGTTCTACACGGCGGCCGGTATGCGCACGCCAGAACTGCGCTGGGTGTTTGAAAACGTCGACGAGATCGAACTTATCATTGTGCAGCCGCCATACGTCAAGCGCTGGGTGACGACGCCCGGTCGCATTAAGGCGTTCGAGCGCACGCTGTATGATGCTGTGCAGCAATCTTTTAAGCCCGACGCGCCGTTTGCCGCTGGCGATCATTGCCGTTGGTGCGCCGCCAAGCCTGTCTGCCCATTGCTTACAGGTCAGCTTGAGCGCGCGGTTGCGACGAAGGTTAAAGCTATTGATGTGGAGAAAGTCAGCAATGCTCTGGCGTTTGCGATCCTTGCGGAAGAATGGGCTAAAAGCGTCCGTGAACTGGCCCAGACGATGCTGGAGAACAACGCGCCCGTGCCGGGATGGAAGCTCGTCCCCAAGCGCGCCACTCGCCAGTGGGCTAATGTTGAAGGAGCGCGCGAAGCTCTTGAGCAAATGGGACTTGATTCCGAAGAATTGATTGTGACCGAACTGAAATCACCGGCGCAGGTCGAGAAGGTGCTGAAGAAGCACAAGCTCGAACTGCCAAAGGATCTCGTCGTCGCAGTCTCAACAGGTAACACGATAGCGCCGGAGAGCGATCCCCGTCCTGCCGTGCTTACAATAGGCAAGGACATCCGTTCTGCCTTCTCTAAGCTAAAGGTCTAGTCATGTCTAATATTGTGAAGTTCGGCAACGCCAATCTCCCCACCGCTGCGTCTCTGGCTGAGTCGCTGCGTAAACTCGACAC